AATTTAAACCTTCAGCCTCAAACGCTTAATCAAAGCCTTAACACGCTCTTCATCCTCCAGAAACTCCTCCAAAACCCCATTAACCAACACGTAAATCCGCAAATCATTCAACAAAGCCAACTTCCGCAACTCCCTATGCAAATCACAACGAACCTCAACAACCACACGCCTAACACTCTTATCCACGCCCAAATCACCCTGTAATCTGAATGGCTAAGTCACCCATTAACAAGAAAATTTTGGTCTTAACCCCGCCAGCAACCGTTTTTTCCACAAATTCAGCCAAGGCTATTTGTTCTGAAACCATCAGAATCTTATCGACATAGGCATTGTCCGATAAGCCTATAGAATCTAAAGCGTGAAGAATACGCATAGGAGTTGAAACAGCTTCAGCCAGATTTATAGTGTCTGAAACAATGAAGACTTTATCTACGTTAATCTGTTCTGTTAGTCCAATTGCGTCTGCGACATACTTGATTATGGCACCAGTCACTACTTCAATAATTTCTGAAAGAGTTATTGAATCGGAAATTTGAAAGGTTTTATCCCTCAATGATGCATCAGCAAGCCCCACAGAATCGGAAATTGCTAAGGTTTTATCCCGCAAGACAGCATCGCTTAAACTCAAAGAATCCGTAACCTCTTTCAAAACCACACCTGATACATCAAGATAAGCAAATCTTACGTTGTATGGACTCGCTGTTAAGGTCATGTATTCTAAGCCTATGTATCCGCTGAAAACTTTAGGGAAGCATGCAAGTTTATCGTTGCCCGTTAAATGGTCTGTAGTTTCCGTTATCCAGTCTGTAGGATTGACATCCCAAGTGCCGCTTACACATTTCTTATAGTAGATATGGTCTGCTGTTGGTGAACCAGTCCAGAAACAGTACAAGTCGTTGTTGGCTGTATTAATGCTTAAGACTGGGGCTGAAGTGCTTGTGGTTCCCGATTGAACAACTACTTCGCCGCTAACACCACTTCCATCCACATATTTAACGTATCGTATATCATAAGAAGAGTAAACAAGCCAAACCATGTGAACAGTATCGTCTTTCACGGTTGAACAGAAATAGGCTTGCCCTACACTAGTATAGGTTGAAATGTCAGTCCATGATGCACTCCACTGAGAACCATCCCAGATTTTATACGCATAGACCACATTTGATGTCCCAGCCTTCGTGCATATGATGATTAGCCTTCCATTTGGCAGAGGATGAAAACCCGCCAACAAATAGTTGTTAGCCGTTTCAATTTTTGTTGGAGTTCCCCATGTTGAACCGTCAGTAGCTGTTGCCTTAACATACCAAGTGTATCTGTTGCCAGAATAATAAGTTCTGCAGGCAAGCCAAGGATAGCCGTCAGAGTCAACGAGAACCAAAACTTCAAAAGGATTTATGCCCCCAAAGTCATAGACGGTAACCTCATTAAGTGACCAAGTAATAGTTCCATCCGAGTTTAAAGTTCCTCTACGATAGTAAAGTGCATATGGAGATGCAAATGGACTCGTTCTACCATAGTGCAGGTAGGTTCCATCATGAAAAATGCTGAAACATTGACCAACAGTCCCAGCAGCAACTGTAGTCGCATTAGACCATGTCGAGCCATCTGTGCTTGTCCTGTAAACGATGTGTGTTCCGTCACAGTAGAAAACCCAAAATAATCCGTTAACATAAAGAGTCTTACGTTCAAAAGCAACAATGGTCGCATTGACTGAAGTGCTTGTTCCAACAGTGCTAACCAAATCCATCACCTCAGCAAACACAAAAATTGGGAAGCGACGCTAAACAACAGATTCTTTTAACTAAATGTTATTTTCAGGCTCAAAGTCCACGTTTCTCCGCTTGCTTTTGTGCCTTTGCTTTCGACTTTGCGATTCAAGTTTTTGCCAGCATCATCAGCAGCATTGACGACTGTAAATTCTTCCCATGCGTGGTTGCCTTCAGCAGAACCAAAAGTTGCTCGCCACTCTGCAGTTTGAGCGCTTCTTTGCGGATATCCCGTATCCATAGCCTTGAACGTTTTAGTTGCCCCTTGCAAGCTTGTTTGCGTGGCATCTGCTGCCATGTTTGAATTTCCAACACCTAAACGAGCGTTTGTGTTATCCCATTTCGTAGGCGTACCCAACCCGCAGACTATGTCGATAAGTTCGGCAAGTCCTTCATTTAAGCCTAGATTACCTTCAAAGACATCAGAGCCAAGATAGTTTTCGCCAGCCAACGCTACTGCTTCTTCGAAGCTGATGCCTTTACTTAGAGCTTCAGCGATCAAGTTGCTTGGGTCTTTGAACTTGTCTATTCTCCATTCAGTTTTGAATCCTATTCTCTCTTTCACTTCCATTTTTCATTCTTTTTCTCCCCCGCTTACAACCAGCGATGTTGAACGACTAGCAATTGCTGAAGGACAGCGAACAACCGCTATCCAGCCAACCTCAACGTCAAAAAACACCCGAACCACAACAACATTCTCGTGAGTTTTAAAAAGCTTCTTACCCTCAGCCCTTGCAATGGCTAAAACGTCACCCACATCCTTAAACTTGCCCTTGTCGTCCCTAATGACTAGAGCCTTGTCAAGCATCGTTTCGATTGACCTCCTTCAAACTGCCATCAGCATTCCAAGAGAAGCTAAGTGTGAAAAGAAGAGTTGTGCTTTCGTAAGCCTTTAAAGTAGCCAAAGTGCCACTTGGGTTCCAGGTAAATTCAACTTTTGTTAGTCTTTTGCCCGATGGCGGTGCCATGAGACCAGATAAGGCGCTGTGAATGGCTTTGAAAGATTCCTCATATCTTCCGTAAGGGACGCTCATCAAATCATCTCGCTATTTTGTGCCTACTCAGATGGTCAGTTTTGCTGCGCAAGGCGTATAGGTAATCAGCCAAAAGTGGTTGTTCACGTCCAAGCTCCAAAGTTATTTCTAACGTTTGTGTTTTAGCATCAACATGGTATTCAACGCTTAAAATGCGAAAGTCTGCATCCACATTTTCGTTTGATAATGTTACATGAATCTTGTCGCCAGCCAAAAGAGGAGTATTGCCATAGTCTGTGACAGTGCTTCTTACTGTGAGGTATTCTGCTGGGTCTTTCAGATGGTTAAGGATTGCCTTAGCCCTTAATAGGCACTCGTTGTCGCTGTACAGTTCTTCGTCAACTTCGACAAGCTCCCTTAAGCCGTAGGCTGATTGGCTTGCGGAATCTTCTTGTGTGCTACTGTATCTATGTCCGCCAAAGAATAAACCGTCAACCCAGAAGCTGCCTGTGCCAGTGCCCGTAAACCAACAGTCAAAACGAACCTTCTTTATTTGCGTCCAGTCAAAGCCGCTTTCAACATCCCAAACATCAGCGTTTTCGGCGCCAACCCTAACTTGTTTTTGGAACCATTCATCTGCGCCGGTGTTGAAGAAGTTGGAAGCGCTCTTCTCAGCCGTGTCAAAGAGTATCACGTTTATGTTTCCGTTGAAACTGTTTTCCCGCCTAATGAGGAAATTTAGGGCTGGATATAGGTTTGCATTAACTTCTTTACCATTGTTCAGCGTTAGCATGCATGCAGCATAGTAAAGGTTTGAGGCGTAAGTTTTGATGCTTCCGCTGCCCTTCTTCTTTGTTGCTGTGTCAAAACTTACATTGCCTGAAACAGCGCTCCAACTGCCATCAGCAGGTATTAGGCTTTCGGTCCAAGCATCCTTGTCAGAAGGCACGCTTTTATCGGCAACGCCATAGCTCGTGATCTTATTTCTCACCGCAGTGATGTCTTTGCGGTATTCGCTAACCTCGATTTTTTCTGATAGACTTACTGGTGAGGTTTTGCTGTTTCTTGGGAAGAACTCGAATTTTGCGTCTGGAGCCACACGGAAGTCAAAGCCTATCACGCCTTGCTTGTCTGCTGAGCCTGCTATGTATTTGAGGATGTCGAAAACTGGAGTGTCTTGGTATTCGAGCCGTGTGTAGGTTGTATCCGTGTTTTCGACAAGCTCTGTTGAGTCTCTAACATGGCTTAAACCAACATAATAGTCAATTAAGTCTTTGATGATTTCCTCGCCCTTTTTGTTCTCGTAGGTTTTGGTTACAACACGGCGGAATAGGCGTTCTCCCCAGCACCGTCCGGAAACACGAAGATAGTTTTCTGTCGGCGTGGATTCATATTTGACTGTTTCAACACGGCAAGTGATTATCTGCGGACAGTTTGTGCCTCTGCCAATGCTTATGCTTCCATCCATACCAACATTAATCGGATAAGACCCGTTTGGGCTATACTTCTTATCCCAGTTTTGCAAAAGAACTTCAAAACTGCTGACCTCTTTCGTGCAGCCTAAATGAACACGGCATTGGATAACGTCGCCTTGCGGAATGCCATAAGGACCAAAGGCAATAGTGACCTTGGGAATTTCAACGCTCAAGGCTATTCTACACCCCGCCTATACAGTTCCTCTTCTCCAGCTCTGCGAACGCTTCTGCCTCTTTCTGGCATTTCAGCAACAGCCTCGTTGAAGCTTTGAACTGAAGCAGTTGCAGCATTCATTTGCGAAGCAAAATACCACATGGCTGCAGCGGCAGCAATTACTACGGCAATTCCGACTCCTGTGAGAATCAAAAAGGTCGAGTAAGAAATATTTAATGCGTTTTGAGCAGCAGTCGCCAGCCAGCAGGCTGCCGCGTAAACTTTCTGAGCTACAGCGACACCCCAGCTTGTCCTCATAAACATGCCCAAAACTGTGACAACCATCATGGCACTGTTGAAAACCCGCGCTTGCTCATTATTCAGTAAGCCAAACTGATGGGCTATGTGCCCAATAGCTGTGCCAGTGGCGCCTAAACCAGCGATGGCTGCACCTAAACTTTTTATGCGAACGCTTAAGGCTTCAGCGTCAGTTTGGATTCTCGTAAATTCATGGCTTGCACGGTTAACAGCTCTTATGGTTATGGCTATTTCTCTGAAGCTCATTGCAAGCCTGCCTCCGATTTAGCTTGATCAACAGCCTCACAGATGATAGCTTCGAGCTGTGGGAGATGTTCTTGAATTGCTGGGTAAAGGTAAGGCTGAGCCTGCATGTGGCGTGTGCCAAGCTCAACGAATAGGGCGTAGGTGGCTTCTGCGCCTATTTCGGCAACCCACTCGCTTATCTTTGCGTAGATTGAGCTTCTCAAGTGTCCTGTTCTTACTGGTGCGAGCTGTTTGGCTAAGGCTTTGACGTCTGCAGTCCAGCTTGCCAACTGCCTGTGTACATGCCTTTGCATTCCGCTGTCAAACTGCTGCATGGCTTGTTTAAACTCTTCAACGCCTTCCACGTCGCATGTTATTTCGACCGCCATTTCACCTCACGCTCCGCCTTCTGCTTTTCCTCCTCTGCTTGACGGTCTAACTCGTTGAGGATGACAATGAACTGTTGGACGGTTTTGGCTGGTTGCCTTCGCAACTGTGTTGGTGTCCACCCGAACTCTTTGCAGAGGCGAAACTCTGTGAGGGCTTCGTTGGGCTTTTGGCTTCGGATGGCTCTGATAAAAAAGCAGACTCTTCAAGGCTGACATTGTTTAGCTTGTTCACGATTTGACTGAACAATTCGCCAAGCTCTATCGGAACGCCGTCCTCTTCGCTTAGAAGTTTCTCGAGGGTTATGGGCTTGTTTGGTGGCTGTTCTTTAAGCGAAGCTATTATTGTTTCTGCTTGGATGGCTACGTAGTCGCTTGTTACGACTTGACCTGTTTGTTGGCTATAACGTGTGTATTTTTGGATTATTCTGCTACGTTTAGCCCACGAAATCTCACTGAAAACGTAGCGTCCAGCGTATTCCTTTCCAAATTTTTCGTCAAGCTCGATGACTTCTTTTCGCATTGTAAATCATCTCCATGATAGCTAAACGGTTTCTAATCGCGGTGTTAACGTCTTCCAAAACGATTTCTTGCATCCATTCTGGCAGTTTCAGAATGCGAACGCCAAGCTTTTCCCACATTTGAAGCCACTTCTTGCGCAGTTCAGCTTCTCGACCAAAATTTTCTAAAACACTAACTTCCGCCATTTTCACCATCTCAGCTTATGTTTACGGGACCTTTGGCGACGAAGCCAGCCTTGCAAGCGACTAAATCTTCGGTGCGTGCTGGTGCAGACACGTTTTCCCATTTGCAATCAGAAAACACAGCTTTGTTTGAGCCGCCCAAGCCAAACTCTAAGTCAAAAGTTGCATCGTTGATTACGTCGTCAAACTCTTCTTTGCTTTCAAATTCGAATGTTATTTCGCCTGTTAGGTTGCGGTGTCTGTAGGGCAGATACTTTAGCAAGTGTCCGCTTGTTGTGCGGATTACTGGCACAGCCTTCAGGTTGTTTTCTATTGTGAATTTCCAGTCTGATACGCGGTCAAGAATGCTTGTGCCTTTTTTGACGTAGCTTTCGTAGAATGGAACTGCTCCGGCATAGTCTGCGTATGTGGCGCCCGTGATTTTTGATGTTCCAACAGTCAAGTCTTGTCCAATCAGCTCTGCAGTAGCCTTAACGATGTCTTCTATGCTGCATTCAACTGTTAGCTTGTGGAATTTGCAGCCCGTGTAGAGGAGCGATATGATGTCTGTTGCTGACGCGAATATTCCCTTGTAATAGAGCACTTGAACGCTTAACGACTTGTTCAGCTCTGCTTTGGCGTTTTGGAGAAAATTGATTGGCGCCTCGCTTGGCAGCGGATAAACGATTTTTAGGCTAACAGTTCTTAAGCCTCTTTTGATGGCTTGCAAGTCTATATTGCCTACTCCGCGAACTTTAATGTTTGATGAGTCTATGGTGGGGTCGATATTTTCTGCTGGAACGCCAAGCATTGATGGGTTTACTGGTGTCTGCCCATAGGTGGCTTCTTCAACGTAGTAGACGCGGCTTTCATGCGCTCCATACGTTTCAACCATTTTAGAACACTCCTCCAATGTCCTCAAAGGACCATGATTTTAGCGTAAACTCGGTTCTGAAAATGAAGGGTTTAACGTCAACACGGTCCGCATCACGATAAGAAACAATGTCCAAATAGGAGATTCCGTTAACCGTAACTGAGCAGCTTACATAATCACAATTTAGTGTGGCTGGTGTGGAGCCGTCGCTTGGATTTGTTGTTTTTGCAAGAAGCCAAACATAACCATTATCATCAATAAAGTCGGTGATGCTCGTAGTAACCGTGATAGTGATGGTTTCATCTGCTCCGCCAGTTCCAGATTCAGCGTTTTGCCATGCTGAGGCTACATGA